TGCAGCAGTCTTATTTCAAAAGCAATAACAAAGGTCTTGCAAAAATGAGTTTAAACCATTCGGACGAATCAATAACTGATGTTTACCCGATTGAAAGTTGGATAGTATTAAATCCAGAATTAGACAAAAGCAAAACGCTTTTGATGGAAGACGTTCAGGCGGGCGATTTGATACTTGGTTTTAAAATAGAAAACGATGACGTGTGGGAAAACTTCGTAAAAACAGGCGAAGTTGACGGTATAAGTTTAGAAGCTTTTTTAGATTACGAAATTATTAATCCAATTATAAACATGACAAAAGAAGAAAAAAAAGAAAACTTTTTCACGCATTTGATGAATTTCTTTGCAGTAGATGAAGAGGTAAAAGCAGAAGAGGTAAAAGCAGAAGAGGTAGAAGTAGAAGTAGTAGAAGAAGAAGAAATGGCGGCCGACCCGTTAGCAGAATTACAAGAAAAGTATGATGCAGTAGTGGCAGAAAATGCAGACCTTAAAGAAAAACTTGCAACGATGCAAGCAAAGGAGGTTGAGGATGCAACTGTATTAGAGACTATGAAATCACAAAAGGCAAAAGCCGAAAATGATTTGGCAGTTTTTAAAGCGGACAAATTAGCTATCCAAAATTTGCCAAATGAAAAATCTATTGCTGAAATGAGTTCACTAGAAAAATACAGAGAATCAAAAAAAAACCAATAAAAAAATAAACAATTATGGCAATAACTTACAGCCCAATCGCAATCAGAGGTGAAGCAGTTTCACCAATTATTCAAGAAATATTTTTCCTAAACAAAACCGTTGAAAAAGGTTTAGTAAACTTCGCAGATGACGTAAAAGCATCGACAATTATAACAGAAACAGCCGTTAACGTTGTAGGTCAAGCTTATACAGGCGAAAGATTGAGTTCCTTAGGTGGTCCCGTTTTAAAAGACCGTGTCGCTAATCCTAAAAAGATTGAGTACAAGTACACGTTTAAAATGGAAGCATTAAGACAATCACGTTTCAATCGTGATATGGCACAAGGAGCTTTGAACATTGACAGTTCAGAGTTTAATACTCAGGTACTACAATTAACTGCTCCAAAGACATCACAGGATGCACAGTTAAAGTTTTGGGCTGGATTTTCAGCCGCTACTCAAACAGAAGTAGCAGCATTAACAGCTGGAGCGGGTCAAGGTTCTATTACGGCAGCCGCTAAAACAGCAGTAGCTGGTTATACACCTGATGCAGCAGGTGTAGACGGTGTTTTGTCAAGAGTTTTATATGATGAAACAGCTTTAGGAGCGTATATTAAAGTAACAGGAACAACCGTAACGGCTGCAAATATTGCCGCTGAATATGCTAAGATATTCGCAGCAGTTAAGCCAGAAAGCTTTGAAGCTGCTGAATTGCCAGTTATGTATGCTCCTTATGCACACAGACAATTGATTTTAACAGCTAATAACTCGGTAGGTGCTGCTCAACAAGTAAACTTCTTAGTTACTGGTGCTGGAGCAGCAGAAGTAATTTCATACAATGGAGTTGTGATTGAGTTCGTGCCAATCCCTACAGGATTTGTGTACGTTCAAAGACCTTCTGTAATTTTCTTTTCAACAGATTCAACAGCAGATATAGCTTCTTTTGAAACAGGTAAAGTTGACAATGATAGCGATGTAATGTTTGTGCGAACAATCTACACACTAGACGCAACAGTAATGGCACAAGGTGATGGTGTACTTTACGGAGGATAATAAATAACTAGGGTGTTGAAAATACGCCCTTTTTTAAACTAAAAATATATGTGTGTTACATTAGGAGGGTCACGAAAATTAGCGTGTATAAGCGGACAAGCTGGAATAGATGCCGTATCAATTGGAGTTTTTAATTCACTTACAAAATTAGTTACAACCGTAACGGGAGTACTTGAAATTGCAACTTCTTTTCCCGATTTAAGCTTAGCAAGATTTGAAGTAAAAGCAACAACAGCAAATTATGTGGAAAATGGAATTTCAGGCGGAGACAATCGAAGTAAAGGAGTTACAGGAAATTTACCTATTATATTAAACGTGCCAAAATCGGATGGTGTTAAAACTGTTAGCGATGTTAAGAAATTATTGGATGGGGAAGTGGTTTTATTTCTTGAGAGAAAAGACGGTACAGTTACAGTTGCAGGTTCTCAAAATGGCGCAATGGCGATAACTATTGACGACCAAACAGGTGGAACTATTGGGGATTTAAACGGATTTACCGTAACTTTTCAAACGATGGAGCCAGATTTTTCAAGAGAATACTTGCTAACTGCACCAGCGTTGGTAGAATATGCAGCGGCATTGAAAGCGGTTGTTTAATTCTAAAATACTAAACAAAAAGCCGTGCATTGTTACGGCTTTTTTTATACCAAAAAACAAAATGAAAGTGCTTTTTTTAAATACGCCGTTAGTTTTTTCATTAATTCCTAGAATTTACCCACTTGAAAGTGATATTTTAACTTTGACTTTGCGAAAAGAAACAGGAAGTACAACTTTTACGCCAGCGTTTACTTTTGTCGTAGGTCAAAAGTTAGAAATTACAATCACAACGCAACCCGCTCAATTTAAGATTTTAGATAAATTTGAATTTGAATTAAAAAGAGGAAACGAAATTATTTATTTAGGAAAAATACAGATTTTAAAAGAAGGGACAAACATTCAAAATTTTAATTATGCCGAACAAAACGAACGATTTACCTACAAATAAAGGATTGCAAACTTTTACTTTTGAAAATAAAGTCGAAAAATTTAGCGTTTACCAACCGATTGACATAAAGCCAAGAGTTGGAATAAATTATATTTTAAATAGCAAAAACAATTCAAATAACGCAAATTATATAACTTATAAAGATGCGTACGAAGATAGTCCAACTAATAGCTCAATCTTAAACGACATTCGTACATATATGTATGGTGAAGGATTAATTGACGAAGGAGTTGGCAAAGTTAATCTTCGACAATATATGTCACCAGAGGACGTATTATTAACGTGTAAAGACGATGGAATTTATGGTGGTTTTGCCGTTCAAGTAATTTGGAACGAACAAACCAAAACGCCAATCAAAATAAAATACGTTCCTATTTTTAAATTAGGAATAAAATACAATCAACAAACATTAGAAGTTGAGGGATATTGGTTTAGCTATGATTGGGACAATAAACAACGTTACCGACCAGAACTTTATCCAAAATTTACAGGTCAATATACCGAAGGTCAAAATTTAGAAATTCTTTTAGTAAGACAACCAACAGCCGAACCGTTTTTTGCCGTACCAGATTACTTTAGTTGTATTCCTTTTGCAAGATTTGAGGGTGGAGTTGGCAACTATGCTGCAAACTATATTGAAAATTCCGCTCACGATGTAGTAATTGTAAATTACAACCAAGGACGACAAAGCACACCAGAACTTGCAAGAAGCGAAGCCGAAAAGGTACGAGATCGAGTTTCAGGTACTAAAAACACCGCAAAAGTAATTGTTTCTTTTAACGACAGCATAGAAGAGGCAGTTACTTACGACAAAATCCCACCTTCAAATTTAAGTGAAAACATTACATTTTTTACTGAAGAAGCCGAGAAAAAAATAAAAACAGCCCACGGAATGCCGAACATATTATTTAGCGGAAACAATCAAGGCGGTGGATTTTCTAATAATGCAGACGAATACTCAATGGCTTTGAAGATATTTTACCGTAAAAAAATTAATCCACGACGCCAAAATTGGGTTGATGGTATTAAGCAAGTTACGGATTTAATTGATGGCGAAATTATGCCTTGGTTTAAGGATTTTCAAGAAGAAACGCAACTTGATAAAACAGATTCAGTTGCAACTGCAACCAACGTGGCAAGCGTTGACAGCGTAGTCATTGAAGGGGATACTATTTCGCTAGATGAAAAGACTTTAGACGCACAGGCGAGCCTAAAAGGTTCGGTTGGTGGAGTGCAGGCACTACTTGAAATACAAAGCTCTTATAGTGCAGGTACAACAACGTATGAAAGTGCGATTGCAATGTTAGATTTAATTTTTGGATATGATAAACCAACGGCTGTTCGTCTATTAGGACAGCCTAAAATAGAAACAACGATATGAAAATATGGCTAACAGAAAACGACATACCAGCATTAACGAGTTTTGCGGGTAACATTGATACCGATGCGCTTAAACCTTTTATAGTTATTGCGCAAACAAACGATATTTTACCAATTTTAGGCGTAGATTTGTACAGTAAAATCAATACAGATATTGAAAACGAAACTTTGTCGGGGATTTATTTGGAATTTTATGATAAATACATAATCTTTATGCTGGCTTATTTCAGTTGTAGTCATTATATAGCAATAAACACGAGCCAAATAACTCAAAACGGAATTATAAAAGCAGAGCAAAGGACTGATTTAAACGAAATTACAAGATTATCTTCCCTTTATAATCAACTAGGTAATAATGTATTTTTGCAATTGAAGGAATTTATTAGATTGAACCCCGTTCCAGAGTACAAAACAGAACAAGTGACGAGAGAAACAAACGTAATTCAATTTTATTAATTATGGCACAAGAAGATTTTAACGTATCAGAGCCAAACGACGGATTGGGTGACAAATTAAGGGCTGCATTTATAAAAGTTCAGGCTAATTTTACCGATTTATTTACTAACAAAGTAGATAAAGAAGCGGGTAAAGGATTGTCAACACGAGATTTCACCCAGACTTTAAACGATAAATTAGACGGGATTGAGGAATTTGCACAAGTAAACGTACAAGCAGACTTCTTGCAGGCTGACGACACGCAAGATGACTTTATCAAAAACAAACCTTTGTTTCCGTTCATCCCTGAATTCTTTACTGATAGAGTTATTTCAAGAGGCACAGCCACGATAGTAGATGAAACGGTTGTCTTTTCGGTGGGTTTTATTTGGAATATTGATAATGAAAATTAT